GTGCCGATTTTATAAAGGCCGGGCGGCGTGTCTGAATTAGTGATGCGCCATTCAAAATCACTATATTGCCCACGGGCAAGGCAAGGGATTTCCCACAATAGCTTTCCTTCATAGGAAAAAGCTTTCACGATTTCCACTGCATCATTCACAACTAAATGCGAATCACCGGCTTTAAAGCCAAAATCTTGAGGGCGTTTCTTGGGACCAATCATAGTAAATTGCGTAGTTTCTGGAGCGTATTCCTTCATAAGCTTTGAGAGCTTTGCAGGATATCCTGGATCAGTGGCGTACGATTGCTCCTTGAGCATGCGTGCCGCTGCATAACGATTAGGCGCATTGTTAACGCCTTTGAATTGTCGATAGTCTTTATACCATCGTGTGATTAAATATTCAATGCAAGCAGATAGGCTTGGAAAATCAAGAAAACCAGCCTTGATTGTCACCCACTGACCGTCATACCACTCTTGCGTGGTAGTCCTAGTGCCATCTCCTTTAAGACCTAGGTAATTATGAGCGCCAGACGTGTGTTTTCCAAAGCTACTTTCTAGGCAACATTGAGCGGCAGCAAGTTCTGGGAAACGCGCACCATGCCTACGGGCAAGAAGAAAACACGAATCCCAGAAAGCCTTGTTGGAAGCCGACATGGCTTCAGCCCTTTACACGAAAAATAGTCTTCAAGCCTTCAAGAAGAAGCTGGAGTACATTATTGCTTTTCCATGGTGAATGATCAAGAATTTGATCAGCAGCGGCAATAATAATGCCACCAACAACAAACCATTCTGCACCAGACATGGCTAATCTCCAAAGAGAATTTCCTATAGCCTAGCGTTCTGTTTCTAAACTGCGCACACGACTTTCAATGCCGCTCATGTTGTCAGTGAGGGTATTAAGTTTTTCAGTGATGGCTTCAATCTGCACTGCCACTTTGGCCTGCTGATTACCGACAGTGATGAGCATAGCTCCCGTAGAAAGAAGCATGCCAGCCGTGATAGTGGCCACAAAGTTGGCCATGCCTTCTTTAAAAAAGTCCATGGGAAGTTCTGCAAACTTAATGTTAGCTAAAGCGCATTAATCAATAGAGGCTCGTTAGATTATTTGCAGAAAAAGTAAATAGTGCCATGCCAAGAGCGAATGGTCCCGATGAGCTGCTTTACTCTCTCATTGAACTTCGCCCTGGAGACGCTAGACGCCGATTTCGCAAGAGCATTTTTGAAGACTATCCATTAAGAGGCCCACTTGGACAGTGTGCTTGTGCATATTGTGGACGATGGAATGAGAAACTAACCATTGACCACATCGTTCCTAAAAGCAAAGGAGGCCCACATTTCGCAAAATATAATTTAGTGCCAAGCTGCAAAGCGTGCAATCTTTTAAAAGGAGCAGAGCCAATTTTTGAATGGTGGCGTCCACAACAGTTTTGGAGTGAGAAGCGAGAAGAGCTCCTCCTTGCATGGGTGCATCACAATAGCTTTGTGAGCGCTCACACTTCCTTGCAGGACGTGGAGGCATTTGCTGAAGAGCGTGACTATTACATCCCACCGTCAAAAGAAGAAGCCCCCATTTCTGGGGGCTTTTGTTATACGGAATGGCAAGCAGCTTAGGCTTTGTCTACTGGCGCGAATAGATCGCCTCCTTGCGGCGGCACGTCATAACGGACGCCTGGCATTGGACAGAAACCATCATTGCATTCAATTGTTTCTTGAATGGCATCAAGGGCTTCGCGTTCTTGATCAGTTTCAAGCGCAAAAATAAGTTGATTGAGATACCACTTTGCTTTTTCTAAATCCTCTAAACCATTCTTGCTTTCGTAGCGCCAAACATATTTAAGGACATTACCCTTACAGAAGCCGCGAAAAGCTTCTGAACTCATGCTTGCTTCAATACCTTCAATAGCTTCGATGCCACCGAATGCATAATGCTGTGGCCGCTCCACGGGATGGAAAGCGTTGGGAGTGTGTTCAGAAGGCATTACCGTTCTCCTCAAATGCCTGGAAGGCTTCTTTAAACAAGGGGCGAGCCAGAGTGGCTAATGCCTGAGCGTAACATTGGATTTCGCCTTGTGCATCTGCCTTATCGCGCAATGACAGGAAATGCAGAAGGGCTTGCAGACTGCAGGTCCATGTGAAGCTGGTGTAGGTAGACATGGGCAGAATGCCACGAGCTTGCTCCTTGCTCACGCCCAGTGTCAGGAGAGCCTTGTAAGCCTGCTTCGATTGCTCTAGGGCCTTGGCATATTCGATCATGGCCACGTGGTTCATGGAAGGCTCTAGAGGCCCGGCAGAGGCTTGTTTATTGCTCGCGCTTTGCTGCCTAAACTCACGAGGCATGTAGTAAATCTCATCATCCGCTTCGCAGTAGCGAAAGCTTTTCTCATTCCAACCAAGCTGGTCATTGGCATAGGTGCCACCAATCACATGCTTCCACCATTGCCTGGCAATGAACAGCGGAGCCTTCACTTGCCATTTCGTGACAACGCCCCTAAAGGGGCTGGTGTGCTGATGCTTCACCAAATAGTTAAGAAGCTTCTGATCCTTATCAGTCCATTCAAAAGAGGCTTGATCGAAAGACTGCCGCGCATCGCAAACGATGTCAAGCGAAGTTCCCATCCAATCGATGAGCCTGACAAAGCTAATACCGTCACAGAGGGGATCAATGGTTTGTAGCGGAGAAGAAGTCATGAACTAAGAGAAAAGGACGCAGCCTCTGGAAGCTAATGATAGGCGCCACCTTTGTTTCGGAGTGCCAAATAATGCGGGCTTTTGTTTGTTTTCCGTCTTTCACGATGGCAGCAATGGTGCCGATCAGACTGGTAGGCATCCAGCCAGCAGCAGTGGGTTGGACGTAGACCACCGTTTGCCCAGTGTCCCAAGTGTGGGAAGTTGGCGTGGATGGGAGCTTTCGGAAGGAAGCCGCACCTAATTTTTCGGCCTTCCTCCCATCATCCACTGGATAAACAAACTGCTTGCCTTTTCGCTGCATCGCTAGGCTAAAGCAAACGACGGGAGTCCTATGTCAAGAATGTTTTCCATTCCAGTAGCATTAAACTACAACGGACAAGATTACATTGCGACCATGGGGCCTTTTGAGCGGAGCATGGAAAGGGACTTTGCCCTTGTTGCCAATAAAAAGGCTTTGGACGAATGTAATGACATTGATAAGCTCAAAGAAGTGGCATGGAATATGATGCAAGGCTGGAGCAACATGCAAGATGCCACCGCATCACTTGTCAAGGAGAATCTTGAGCTTCGTCAAGCCATGCAATTGCAGCAAATGGACCTTGAAGCCGCAGATCAGCTTCTTGGTGAAGCTGGTGAAGCCATTAAGGCGTTCGCAGAACAGCAGCAATCTTCTCAAGCCAGGCGACTTCTTTGGCCGTTTGGGAAGTAAGCAAAAATACTTTCCAGCCACAAAGCATGGCTAAGTTAAACTTTCTGGCGTCTCGTTCGTAGCCAGAGCCAGTAACATGACGACCACGATTAAAAGTGCCGCCTTGTATTTCAATGAGAGAGCGAGAAGGAAGATGTGCAAAATCTGCTCTGTAACGCTTTGAACGCTTGCTTTTTGCATAGCGCTCTTGAAAATCAGCTTCCCAAGCTTCTACATCGCTGAATTCCCGGATCAATGGGAGATCGGGATAATGAGCTTGCCAAAGCCCGAGAAACTGATCTTCTAATGCGCTCACGGGCTATACAGCAGCAAAAGCCACTTTAGCTCCTTGATTTTGATATTTACCATCGCCATAAGCGCTGGCCACATCGTCTTCTAGCTTCATGAACATCACTTGAACGATGCCTTCATTGGCATAGATGCGAGCCGGAAAAGCCAAGGGATTGACAATACAAATAGTGAGAAAGCCAGACCAGCCAGGCTCAATTGGCGTAACGTTAATGATTGTGCCTTGACGTGCATACGTTGACTTCCCATCCGTGATGCCCATCACATTGTTAGGCATCGAGATGCGCTCAAGGCTAACGCCTAATGCATAGGAAAAAGGCGGAAGAACAAAGAAAGTGGAGCCATTTTCTTGAACTGGGCTGGCTTCATACATCAAGCTGGTATTAAAGCTCTTCACATCGAGAGCCTCTAGTTCTTTGTTGTTATTGATGACCATGAAGCCTTCAGGAGAGAGGCGCAGGTCATAACCAGCATGGGACAGGCCATAAGACAATGCTTTTGTGCCATTGTCTAGTTCGCGGCACTTCTCGCCAACAAAGGGAAAGATAATGTCGTTTTCAGCGAAAATGCTGATTTGCTTGTCGTTAAGAAGCACTGTTTGATGAGCGATTGAACAGGCCCATGACGAGCCAAATCAAAATTGAAGCAGGCCAAAAGGGCACGGACGGCCAGATTGACTGGACTGCCCATGCCCCTAAGCAAGCCACTCCAAAAGTAATTCCAAGAGCTATCACTACTGCCAAAAGGTAGATAGGCCAGTCCTTGGAATCTTGGGAGTGTTTCATTGTCAGAACAGATCGTCGCTAGACGAGGACGATGCAAAGCTGCTGCTTGCGCTCTCGCCGTTCTGCCAGAAGGAAGAATAAGCCTTAGGGCTGTTCTCCATCTTATTGACAGTCACTTGCCCCTTGAAATGGGGAGCAGTGTCCTTATCGCGCTTGTCGTTGTTCCACAGTGCCACGCGGAAGCTGTAGTTTCCTTGTGCGTTGGGACCAGCCTTTTTGGCTGCATTCAGAATGTCGGGGGTGAGATCGACAGTACCGCTGAAAACGGGAAGATTGCCAGAGGGCATGTAGTGTTCCTCAGAAGGAGAGTGGTCGGCCCTGGACGGGCTCCCTAAGCATAGTCACAAAACTTAATGAATCAAGCCCCCCTATCCATAGAAATGGTTAAGGGACGCCCACCGGGGTAGTGCTCAAAGAAAAACTGCTGCGTCTTCTGCGCCATAACTCCTGCCTGCATGGCGAGGTCAGCGCCGTCAAGGCTCACAATCTGAGCTTCTTGGCCTTGATCAGTGTCTGGATCGTAAATAGCAATGGCGCAATGCGCCTCACTGATCTCGATGCCATACATTTGCTCAATAGCCTGGGAATAAGCTCCGAGCTGCATCCGGTAGTCACCTAGTTGCGTGTCGGGCTTTTGCTTGAAGCTGGTCTTCCAATCGAGCAGCGCCGTGTTGCCATTGGCCATAGTGGCCAGCATATCGAAGGTGCCGGAGTAGCCAGTTTCAGTGGAGGGGCAGTACCAGGCGATGGCACTTTCCACTAACAGAGGGCTGGCTATGCCTGTGAGGAAGTTGGCAATGCTGTCGAAATAGGGAACAAACAATGGATGGGAATCCAAATGGCAGTTAATGTCTTCGCCGTTCCAGAAATCTTCTAGGACGCCATGAAGCCAATTGCCACGTTCTACAGCAGAGCGTGTGCGGCGATTTGCTTCTTCATCCCCGACTTTCTTTCGCCAGTTCATGAGCGCCGCAATCTTGCCAGGCGGCGAACACGCGCTCGCAATAGTCGTCACAGAGGGCAAAACAATGCCTTCTGGGGCATTCGGAAAATCGTTTAAGACGTAATAACGACGGCGATTGATCTGCAGTCGATTGGGTTCGTACCGAGGAAGAGAAGGCATCGAAAGGGCGTCGAGACATAGGTCGTAGCAAGGCACTATTTTTCGTTCATATCCCAGAAATAATCGCAGCCTTCTTCAGTGAATGGCGGCGGTCCGAAATAGCTTTGGAAGCGTTCAGGAGGTGCCATAAAGCGCCAGCAATCTTCTTTGACAGGGCAGTTGTGGCCCGAACACATTGCAATGTCAGGCAATTTTTTGCTCCTTTAAGAGCTGGGGGACAAGGCGAATACGCATTTTTGTATCAATACCAAGCTTGTTTTGGTGGCAAGATACATGCATGGGATATCCGCAATATCCTGTAATTAGACAGGCATATTTATAGCGAAAGCTTTCTTTTGTGCCTGCTGTTTGACACTGCCTCCAATGGCCAGATTCGACATTTTTCTTTCCGGCGATTGATCCTCCAATTTTTCCCGCGTTTGAATATTGCTCAAAAGATAATGCTTGACCACCCTTTGATCCGGCCTTCTTGTTTTTAATAGTCATCCATTTATGAAACAAATCCAACAATTCTGGCCAGTCATGCTCTATAAACACTTGCTCCCAGCTCCAAATACAAGGGTGATTCATAACACAAGACTGGATCACTCCATGAGCCGCATGTTGAGATGTGGTTAATTTGACTGTTTCCGTCCCGCCAAAGCACTTGGGCGTCGGGTGGTGCGCATTATGCAGCAAACTTGGATCAAGCCCAATTGATTTATTATGCTCAAGGCATTTTGATGTGAAAAAATTTAAATCATCAATTGTCGGCATTGTTTTGTTTTGAATCCATTCCAGCTCGGACAAGATTACAGGAGTGAGCGATGTCATAGAAAAATTGACAGGTGTCTGTTTTGGAGTGCAAGGCAAGTTGTCCGCCTAGCATTGAATCTGCCACCGTGGCTAAAACAGCAGCGATACGCCGATCACTACTAAGCGAATCATCAGGAAAGCTCCAAAATGCCTCATGACAGGAATCAAGCAATGAACGACGATTTTCCGCCATCTTTTTGAAGCTCGTAATATTCATCTGCTGCTTGTTGAAAGCAATCAGCAACAGTGGCTTCAGTGAAGCCAGCAGAAAGAAGAAACTGCTTGAAATGAACAACAATGGATGGGCAAAATATTCCAGAGAAGGAATAGTTTACTTGCACACTGCCTTCATCCAGTTTGAATGAATAGTTGCTCATGGCAGGATCCAACTCACGATCAAGATGACTGTCCATGCAATCAAGACTGCAACAAAGGAAACAAGAAGGAAAAGGCCGAGCGGATCATTCGCTAAGAAGTCCGGGAGGAAGGCAATCAAGGGGGCTGTCATTGTCAGAGAGGCAAATGGCTCCAGCAAAGGCCCGCGCAAAGCGGGCCGCTGCTAGATCTATGGCTTTTTTGCTACGAATGCCTTCATGGCTTCTGCCATTGCTTCGGCATTGTCACAGGCACGAACAAGATCAATCTCCTTGGTCATATCTGCTTTGGTGATCACCATTTGTTCTTCTTTAGCCCAGACCGTCATCATGGCTGCTGCCACATTGCCGAACTGCTGCCACGTCTTCACTTCAGTGGCACGAGATAGACCAATGGCTTCCAGGGCAGCTTTACCAAGGGCCATGCTGTTCTTCTGGTCGGCATAGCCAAACGGATTGGCTTTGCAGATGGTTGTCAGAGCAGTTTTGGCATCGAAGGCGGTTGCATCATCGGCGGTAGTAGCTGCCGTTGCTCCAGAAGGTTCAGGAGCTGGTGCAGTTGCCGCTGGCGCCTTGCTTGCCCGCGTAGTTTGCTTCGGAGCCTCCTGTTGCAACGAGAGTTTGGGTGGGGCTTTTTCATCTTCTTTAGGAATGTCTTCTCCTGCATAAAGACGCAGACCGAGACCAGTGAATGTGGCAATGGCTTTTACTGCAGCACGCTGGCAGTTGTCACTAATGGCGCGACCATCCAGCTCCTTAATGGAATTGTGCTTCCTGTCCATGATCGGGAAGATCAATGCAACAGTGCGACGGCAGCCATCAGTGAGATAGGGGCGCAGGTAGTAAGCACCGGGGGTGCCAAACACCACTTCGCCAATGGTCTTCTCTTCAAAGGCCACAAAAAGCGTCGGGAAATGCTCCTTTAAATAGCGATAGGCAAACGGCCAGGACAAGTAGGACAGGCCCTTGTAATCCTTCTCAATGTGTGGGCCAATGTCTGGAGTGTCATACGCTGCCTTAAAGGCTTCAGCGCTGATCTCAAGGGGGGCAAACAGACCGTTGTAACGATCCATCATTGCTTGCTGGGCTGGGTCTTGCATGGAAGAAAGGATGTCGGGAGTGTAAACAGGCAGGGAAATCACGATGCCATCACGGGAATGTTTTCATATTCGCCATACATAATGACGAACAGCATGCTCATCTCAGCGCCTTCGTTTTTGGTGACGAGGCTTTTGCCGGGAAGCGGCCAATCTGCTACAGCGCGAATGTCTGTAGGATTTTCGTAATACTTCGGATCAAAGCCCTCAGTAAGAGCCCCTTCTTCCCAAAGAAGCTTCACTTCTTCATCGCCATGCTCAAGAAGAAATTCTTCGCAGGCAAGTTTAAGCTCAGAGACTTTCATCAAAAGAGGAATCAAGGGACACGGAATAGTCTTCGATGAGATCGAAGGCGCCATTAGCCAAGGTGGCGCTACCTTCCCAGATGGGCGTGGAGCGGACTAGACGTTCAAGCGTCTCACTTAAAGACAAACGCGCCTCATGGGCAATGTTGCCGAGATGCGTATATGCAGTGTCCGTGAGGCTTAAATGCCGCCCTTTCTTTGGTTCAGCGTGAACGTTGGCAGTCATTTAGGAGGGTGGTCGAGAGGGGAAATCATGGACAACGTGTACAGACTAGCCATAAATTTCAGCTTGGCATCCCAAAATTCATCGTTTGTCATTATGTTTTGTAAACACTGCCATTAGTTTTGCTTATCGACCTACCACTCCCGAAATTCCCTGCTACAACAGGACTCACACCTCCCTCTGTTATGGCATTCTCCATCCTGGACCACATTGAGAAGCTGGAAGCCAGCGATCATCCAGGGAAATATATGTGCCCCGCATGCGGAGGTAACGATCTTTCTATTAATACTGCCAACGGCGCCTACAACTGCTTTAACGACGATTCCGCCAAGCACCGTGCCGAAATTCGCAACATCATTGCACCGCTTGATCGCTGGGAGCGCCCTCTTCGCGAACCACAAGCTTACACTTTCGCCTACAAAAATCGCCAAGGCGAAACAACCATTAACGTACATCGTGATGATGCAAGTGGCAAGAAGACTATCAAGCAAAGCTATCCTTCGGTGCCGCAAGGTGCTCATCAACGTAAAGCATATATTGACGAAATAAGAAGCAGCGTTCTCCCCTATCGCTTCGACGAAGCTTTAACGGCTTCTCAAGTGACGGGACTTCCAATCTTCATCGTTGAAGGCGAACTCACTTGTGATCGCCTCTGGGAAATCGGCATTCCTTCTATCACCTTCCTTGGTGGCAGCGGTCAATACCGCGCCAATGGTGACTATTCGTTGCTGTTTCGTGGCAAGAAGATTGTCCTATGTCCTGATCGCGACGAGCCCGGCGTGGCGCTCATGCGCGAAGTGGCTTCTGACAATCCAGGGGCACAATGGCTCTACGCAGATCCCGGCAATTTTGAATGGGACAGTTTGCCTCAGAATGGAGGCTATGACCTCGCGGATTGGTTAGATGATGGTGCCGATCAAGAACTAATTCTTTCTTCCATTGTCTCCAAAGATCGCCATGAAGGTAAAGATGGCCTTCCTTCTTACGAGGAGATTATTGGCACCTTTGAGCGAATGGTTGGCCTTTTCGATAATGATTCTCGCATTGCTTATGAAGCAGCAAACTGGCTGGAAAACCATGGCGTAAAGATGAGCCAGGCCAATGTCGATAAGATGATCGACGAAGCAAAGGCTCGTTTATTCGGCAAGGAAGAAATTGAAACTATTGATGTGTTGCAACTGATTGATGATGATTCCGTTCGTGAATGGTTAATTGCTGGCATTGTTCCGCTCGGTAGCGTCACTCTTCTTGCTGCACAAGGCGGCACTGGCAAAACATCTCTTGTCTACAACTGGGCGCTGGGTGTTGCCACTGGCTCCTCATGGTCTGGTCGCCGTTGTCTCCCCGGCAAATGCCTTCTCATCTCTGCTGACGAACCATTGTCAGACACTAAAGAGAAGCTTTCCATCATTGGTTACCAAGAAGCCAACATTAAGCCTGGCATGATTTCCTTCTGGGAAACCTGGCGCTTTGCTCACATCCAACAGTTAGAACGTTTCATTAAAAAGCACCGTCCAGTGTTGGTAGTCATCGATTCGCTTACTGCCTGTTTTGCTGGCATGAACGTTGATCTTATCAAAAGCAATGCTGGTGATTCGCTCTATGCATTGCGGGACATGGCCAATGTCTACAAATGCTCCATCGTTATTCTCCACCACTTAAACCGTCAAGGCGGGCTTCGTGATAGCTCTAGTTTTGTTGACAACGTGAGCGAAGTTGTGAAGCTTTACCGTCAAGAAGGGAATTTTGATCAAAACCAGTTCATCCTTGAATGGGTGAAGAGTCGGAGTGGCCTGGCAGGAAAACACGTTTTGAAGCGCAATGCCGTCAATTACGGCTGGGACTACGCTGGCCCTCTCGGCAATTCCATTGCTGAGTTGGATCGCGTGGCGAACTATGTGAACATGCGTCCGCACGAGCGTTTCAGCAAACAGCAAGTGTCGCTGGGGACTGGCATGAATGAGAATGTCACCACTGGCAAGTTGCTTGAGATGGCGCGTCGCCAAGGCTTGATTACCAGCAGCTTCATTGTTGGCCCGCACGATGAACGCACGCGCATGTACCACTCATGGGATTATCAGGGGCCTGATTTGGATTTCACTTCTCCCAATGCGCCCATAGAAAGCATCCCCCATAAAGAGGATGCTGATCACGATTTTTTCTAACCTCGCAATAGGAGGGAGGCTCTATTGCACAGCCTCCCTGCCGCTTACCGTAGCGAGCGGCTTTCAATAGTTTAGCCTTTTGTTTACGATGGAGGAAAGAATATCTTGAGCCATGAAAATTATTTGGGACAATAGCGAGAGCGCGGCGCCTGTAGCGCCGCTTGTTCTTGCGACAGAAGCTGAAATTGAACGCTTCTTTGCTGAGATGAAAGCAGAGATCGCAGCAGAAGAAGACGATGAGGAAGAATGAGCGAGCGGCCTGAGGGCCGCTTTTTTATGCTGTGACGCTTTTGCGATTGGCTCTCTTGTCAAAATTTGGTGGCCGTGCATAGAGTGGTTACGGAAAGTCCCGAGCGCACCTAAAAATCCAGTGCTCGGCTCTCCAGCCTCCTCAGGCATGGCCACCAGCCAGAGCGGAGCCCCCACAGGGCGGAGCGTTCAGTCCAGCAGGCCAAGATTCCCTAAAAAGAACAAAAGCCTGCACAAGACCAAACACTCCCGCGATGCCGCTCAATCCAGAGTGGAGCCCCCAAAGGGCGAAACGTTCAAGACATAAGGCAAACAAGCCTTCATTGAACAAAACTCTCCTTAGCATTGCAAAGGAATTTTCCTGAACAATGCTTAACGCTCCACGAGCAGTCGATCACCTGCCATTGCTAGAACATAACGGCGTAGAAATTTTGCCAATTGTTCACTATGGCTTTTCTTCTCCAAAGAAAGGGCCGCAACCAGCGGCCCGTACTATTTATGGAGCGCGTGACAATAATGGAGAGCGCCATTGGCGCTCTAGCTTGCATGAAATCGAAAAGCTAATTGACAATGGCTTTGCCATTGCAGAAGAAAGCAATGCAGAATGAATTTTGCGAAAGCCCTAAGTCCTGCATGGCAGTTGCTTATCGCCGCGAAACAGGCGAAGAGCTAGTGGCTGCTGGCCTTGATGCTGCCTATGCAGAGCTGGTGGATAGCTTCCAGCATGAAATGGAAGAATTTGTTAGGAAGTATTGCCCCAAACGATTAACTGACTTCGATCAGCTCATGGAACAAGCCTTTTGGCAATATCATTAGAAAGCTGGAACGGGGCGCTTGGGCGCCCCTTTTGATATGACGATTTTCCCTGCATCGCCGGAAGAAGAACTTTCGCAAGAAGAATGGCAAGAATTATGCAGCTTGAAAGAAGCTATTGATGGTTATCCAGCAAGCATTGCAACTGCAAAAATGGAACGCTTTACAGAATTGTTTGTTCGCTCTCTCCATGGAAAAGGAGATACAATTCGTTAGAGAATAGAGCTGTGTAATGGCTAAGCCTGAGATTGATTTTGAAACGCCAGAAGAAGAGCTTGAATATGCTGCCAATGCATTGAAAAAAGCAGGCGTAAGCCTTACGCAGTTTGAAGCAGTAAGAGAAACCGAAGTAAATGGCGGGCGTGGCTCTGCTGGTTATTCCAAGGAAATGCTTGGTCTTAGGCGATGGATGGTGCAAGAGCTTCTTGCTGCAAAGATGAGCAATCGTCAAATTGCAAATGTTCTAAAGCTAAGCAAAGAAACAGTTAATGGAGATAGGCATCACAATAGGCAACTATATACTGAAGAAATTCTCAAGAATCAAGACGTGCATCGAGCACGTCTTCTAAAGGAGCAAATGGATTTGAAAGACCTGGCTCTTGATAGTTTTGAGAAGAGCAAAAGGAAGCGCGTGATAACAATGATGGAAGGCGGTGACGATGGAAGCAAAGAAATGATCAAAATTGAAGAAAGTGCTGGCGACGCATCGTTTCTCAATGTGGCAAAGAATAGCCTTGTTGAACAGGCCAAACTTCTTGGTCTCAACGAAATCAAACAAGAATCACAGCAAGACAATTCCTACAGGAAATTCCTCAAAGATCTTTCCACTACCATTGCAAAAGAAAAAGAAGCTAATGCCACTGAAGAACGCAGGAAGAATTCCTTGCCTGCATCAGCAGAAGTGAGCTTCGATGCAGAACCAGAAAAAGAGGAATGGCCTGAAGCCATTCCTTTACAAACAATTAATAAAGACGACTATTGACAAGCGTCGCTAGCGTGGGCACACTGTCATTGCTGCCCTCTTCTCTTGTCTGATTTTACGTTCTCCACTGCCGAAGCCTTCCTGCGAGAGGCTGCTGCAGCCAAGCAAAGCAAGCGTGATGCCATCTCCGCTTCCATTGCTCCCCACTTGGCTGACCATGGCACTGTAGGTATTCCCCCGAAGCTTCATAAGAGCATTGAAAAGCTTCTAGAGCGCTATGGCGATGAGACCTACCGGCAAGTGGCGCTGTTCGCTCTTGGCAAGTGGTTTGAAGCCCATACGGAAGCAGCAGAAGATCTGTTCGCCACTGGTCAGATGCCAGAAGCAGTGGCGTGCATGATGGATGCCACCCGCATTTCTGACTCTCTCCATCTCATCTGTGAAGTGGGCAGTCTCGGCGGTGATCAAGATTGGAAAATTATGCTAGAGAAAGAACTCTCGCAAGCCATTCTTGAGCACATTGAGGAAGACTTATGACACCTTGCCGCACCTTCAAAATTACCACTTCTGAAGGTAAAACTATTGCTCTGGGCGCAATGTCACCCAAGCAAGCTGAACATTTTATGCTTGCAATGCGCCCTGACATCAAAATTGCAATGATTGAAGAGATTAAGCCTCTTCCTGAACCTCCTGCTGATCAATGGGAATGAATGATTTCATTGGGCTAATTTGCACCAGCGATTGGGGAACAATGTGGTTCGGCCCACTTTCTATTAGCTGGCAGAACAGCATGGGCATGTATTCCCTGCTTCCTCGCCGTGAATGGGGCAATACGCTTATCATCTTCCAAGATCGTGAATTCCTTCTCCATTGATTTTTCATGGACTCGCATCAGCCTTCCTTCATTGTTGAAGGCACTCCATTGGCCCCCACAGTTCACATTGTGCTTCCTCCTGAGCTTCAAGAAGATGCCAAGGCTTTAGCAGCAGAAAACATTCATCCTGCATGGAGCAAGGCCCAAAAGCGTGGTAGGCACTTTGTCATCACCACCAATCTCCTAGACGATCTGTCCGAACTGGCAGATTACGCCCGCGTTGGCATTGAAGAACCCGAGCCTAATCTTTCCAAGCGTAAGCGCCAGGCTTTGCAGATTCTTCTGGATAGGACCAACAGGCATGCTGTGCTAGAGCCCATGGGCACTTGTCATTGCATTGCTACTAAATGGCGGGACAGACCATTGCCGAGCCATAAAGCTGCCTATCGCACCACGCTAGAACTCAGGGAAAGGGCAGGCTCTGTTAAGAATTGTTACAAGGCTTGACTTCGGAAACGATGATCGGCATAGTAGGGGCATGCAGACGAGAGTTTGCATGTCCTTTCTGTTTCAAGCAATGACTACAAGGTTTTATCATTGGTTAGGCGAACAAGGCGGTATTAGCGCCTTTCATGGCAACAATCTTGTGATGAGCCTCGGCTCTCCCATGGTGAATGTCAATATCAGCTTGCAGGAACTGCAGGAATTCATTTGCACGCTTGAAAAGGCTGCTGATGAAGAGCCTAATGTTGTGCAACAAATAGCCATTAATGCCATCTGCCACGTCTTCAAAGCAGCATTAGAGCACCACAAGAAAGACCATGAGGCCCTTATCGAAGAAGCTCCTACTGGCGCAGATCTGGAAGAATATCTGCTTGCTTATGCGCGTGCCGTCAAAGAAGGAGCTCTGTGATCATGGGCTTGCTTAAAAATCAGGAAGCTATTCGCGATTATTCCTACATTGAACTTGCCATTGATTTCGGCAGGCGCATCACTGCAGAAGAAATCTTTGCCTTCACAGAGCGCATAAGAGACGAAGTGGAACAACATGCTGGTATTGATTATTGCGTAAATATTAAACGCATTGACCTTGAATTCCCGGAGGATGAACAATGATTTGTGAAGAATATGAAAACGATCCTGAGCTTGATTGGGAGCGTCCTCAGCGCTTAAACAGACAGCTTTCTCTGCAGCAATTGGAAGACCGTCTTGCGCTATGGAAACAAAAGCATGAGGATATGTGCCTTAAGCTTTATCGTGCTGCCACTGGCATTTAATCATGGCCACCAAGCTCCAAGAAATGATTGGCGAGACAATTTGTCGTGAGCCAAGCAGCAGCTATGTGGCAGAAGTCATTGAAACAATGGCAAAATGGTTTGATTTTGTTTTAGAAGACATAGGCGTTGAACCATCGGCTATTCCCGCACTTCTCCGTTGGCAATATCATGAAACAGAATGGCCAGATTTTGGAGAATCCGTTCCGCCTCCAGAAGATGCTTTTGATCTTGAAGATTAATCAGAAGGCCCCATCAGGGGCCTTTTCTTTTGTCCAAGTAGTGTCGCCAGGAATAGGCTCAGTCCCGTATGAAAACGTATCAAAGTCTGGTTCATTGCGAGGATCATAAACTTCTTCACTCGGTGGAATATACACTTCTCCTTTTCCTAACCATCGTGCAAGGCGTTCGCGCTCTTGATCTTTAGACAGTTTCTTTTCCATGGAAAATCGGCTGGTCTTGTATAGCCTACTGTCGGCTGACCTTGTATAGGCACAAAGAAAGGAGGACTTTCGCCCTCCCTTCCTTGTGCAGCCTCCGATACCCAACAACAACTAGGGGAAATCTCCTCGCCTAGAAGGGAAGTGTGCCTCTCAGGAGAATGACTAGCTCCCTGGCAAAGCCATACAGCATTGCCCACACTTCCGTCAAGTGTTCACCCTCACGGCCCGCCTTGCGACAGGAGAAGCAATTAAGCCTCTAGAACCGACTGCTCCATAAGCATAGCATCCCATGACACCCCCGGCAGTTCCCTTGACAATCGTGAGACAATAGGGAGACTGTCGTCCGCGAGGGCGATGGGCCTCTCTAGCTATTTCACCATCTTGATGCTTTCACGATTCCTTCTTTCCCTGCTCCTTCTGGCCCCTACCATGCCCGCCCAAGCCTTGTCAAGGCAATGTGGCACTGCCTCTCACTACGGCATTGGTGATGGCTATGACGGACAACGCACTGCCAGCGGTGCTCGGTTCAATGCTTATGGCTCCACTGCTGCCCATCCATCGCTTCCATTTGGCACGCGCCTTCTCGTTACAAATCGTGACAATGGAAAGCAAACGATTGTCATGATCAATGATCGCGGCCCATATTACGGCGGGCGCATCCTTGATCTCTCCTACGGGAGCTTCTCAAAGCTTGCTTCGCCTGGGCAGGGGACTGCCCGCATTTGCTTCTCTCGCATCTGATGACCATGCTCACCAACATCGCTTCATTCACGCTTGTCACCACTGCTTTCGGACTTGGTGCCTTCGCCATTATTGCTGCCCCCAATGCAATGCCTAATCACGAGGGCTTGACAAAATGCATGCAGCTCCATCCAGAACGGTATTGCCGCATTGCTAATGGCTTTCCAGTGGAACCAAGGCCGTGATAGGCTTTGTCACGGAATGTTCTGCCAGGCCCCTTGACAGGGGCTTTTTTATTGCCTATTGTTCCGCTGGGAACGCGGGAGAGCCCTTTCGGGGGCTCCTTTCCTTCCTAGTTCTTTACCAGCGATGGTGCCTCTAATGACTCACACTCCTTTTCTGACAAATTCCCAGCGTGCTATTTCCCGCATGGTGAAAGATGCATCAGGGTATTCTTTGTCTTGCTACTCTGCCGATGATCGCGCTGCTGCTCGCACTAAGCTTCTGGCCATGGTTCCTAAAGCGCCTGATCATGCCCCTGTCAATCAACCAGCAAAGCGCACCAAGGCTTATTTCCGCACGTTAGCTGACAGCATGGACGATAGCGTTTGGAGGTTCTTGTAATTAATGGGGCAGAGCTGGAAGGAAATGCTTCCAACAATGCGCTCCTTGAATACGCTGGCCACTACTCGGACTATGTGGTGGAGAAAAACAATTGTTGCGCCTAACAACGATTGATAACCTAGCCTCTATTCTGAACATAAGGTCTCATCGAAGAGTGCAAGGAGATCCAGGGTCTGTTCATGCACCTGATAGCCTTGCATTAAGCGCATGCTCGTAAGTCCCCAACCATTATGAAATTCTCCGTTGGCCTTGTCGTCGACTTATATGATTTCGGCTTTAAACAATGGAGAGGGGAATATATCATTGTTAAAACCATTCCTGAATCTGGTTTATATAAAATCAAAAACACTAAAACTAATAGTCAACAATTTGTAAAGGAAAAAGCGTTAAGAATGGGCCGCCTTGGCCCATTCCGCATTGAGAGCCTCCATTAATTGTTACGAAATATTACAGGCCCCGTTCAAGGGGCCTTTTTGCTGTATTGTTCTCTTGTGTTCGGGCAGCGATGCCTCCTCTCATGGACAAAACCGCTCTCATCAAGCAGTTCATCTTCAACGCTGGCAGCAGCATCGTCAGCGTGGAATTCATCAAGGCTGATGGTTCCGTTCGTCGCCTCCAGTTCAATCCCCGCGACAGCAAGGAAATCAAGGGCACTGGCACGGCCATCAAAAAGCCCAGCATCGTGCGTTGCCGCGATTTCCGTATTGCCCGCACTGCAGGCGAAGGTGCATGGCGTTCCTTTGATTGTGAGCGCGTGATCAGCGTTAAAAGCAACGGCCAGGCCATTTATTTCTGATCATGAAACACTATCCTTCCTACGAAGCACGTTTGGAAGCTGATCGCCAAGCTCAAAACAGTGGCTATGGCATTCAGCAATATATGTGTGCTGATGGCTCCCGCAAGTGGGAAGCGTATGGTTGGGAACGCATCACAGAACTAAAGCTCCACTACACCAGCTACGGCATCTTTGACCATAAGTGGCAAGCTGAACAGTATTTCAACAACATTCTTCACGGCTAGACCCTCCGAACCCTCCGCAACCTCCGCAACCTCCCCAATGGCTACTATCCCCACTCTCCATCTCAACGGCACTGGCAAGACCACTCTCCGTGATGAATACGCCGCTGCTTACGATGCACTCACCAAAGCTTTAGAAGCTTTTGCTTCTACAACGTGCAACGGACGCGATTTCTATCCACAAGGCCCTGATGCTTACTATCAGGCCCGCGACGAACGCTCTGAAGCGTTTGGCCATCTAGAAGCAGCAAGGAAATACGTTGGTGAAGTGTTGATAGGGATTTGCGACCAAATGTGATGGAAACAATTAATTCAGGACTTTCCATTAATCAGCGCAATCTTTATTGCCACTTTCTCGCTCATCAAAAGCGCAACAAACATGCACCATGCTTTGTACCAAAGCTTTTTCTAGTAGGTAATCGCCTAGAAACGTATTTAAACGCTCTTGCAGCTCTGGAAAGGAAGGGTCTCATCCGCGTGGATCGCTCTTCTCCTAACTACACCGGCTGGATCATGCTGCCAGCAAAAACAGTTTACCAACACAAACAACAATCTCCTGCATTTTCTTAATCAACATCATGCTTCCTTTCATTGCAACCGCTCTTCCTGAACTCCCTCCTATTGTTCAGCAAGAACAAACAAAATCACGCCAGCAAGAAATACTAGAAAAAATCATGCAGCAAACTCCTGAAGCTGCTTCCGAACGTTCGTTTGGTGATTGCACTTACCAATGGAATCAGTGGAAACTTTCTGCTGATGGTGTGCGTACAACATTGCGCTCCTGCAAAGGAGAATCAGTGCAAACGCCTTCTTACATCGCTGTAAGTTGTTCTGCGCTGCAAGTGAATGCTTCTGAAGCTGGGAAGTGGAATGGCTGGCGCAGTCCTATTGCTAAAGGCTCAAAACCAGGTGAAGCTATGATGGTGGCTACGCTCTGCGCCAATATCACGCAATAGCCATTATCATCGTTTCGCCCAATTTTTCTTCATTGGAGCGTTACCGGCAACTGAGTGTCGTTAAAGCCTTGCCTCGTGAAGCTTGGCCTAACTCAGCCCAGGGCTGCCCCCGCAGCCCTCTCCCATTTATGAAGCTTTGTAACAGGCGGGCATTGCAGGCCCCCTTTCTGCTGTATTGTTGTTCCAACGAGGCGCGAGTCTCTCCTTCCCAAGACCAATGACTTCCTATTCCATCCTCTGCACCAACTCCCGCAATGGCGGCCAGTACGAGCTTCTCATTGATGCTGCTTCCTCTGAGCAGGCCCAGCAGCACGTGGCAGATTCCCGCCCTCACTACATCATCAAGACCATCGAACCAGTAGAGCGCAAATTCGTCTGCCATGGTTTCTGCCGCAGGAATCAGCGTTATGACGCACTTGCATATATCGCCTTCTCTGCTGACCAGGCTCGTTCCGTGTGCCAACAGCTCCACCCCGATTTCGCCATTGACCGCATCGAGCTTGTGTGAAGCTTTGTAACAAAGGGGCCATCAGGCCCCTTCTGCATATATATTGGTTTCACTGAGGCGCGAGCTTCTCCTCTTCTTCTTCCAATGACTGACCGTCTTATCTTCACCATGGCTGCCTTCTCCCCCACCCAGGGGCAGTGGTGGCGCTCCTGCGCTCCTAAAGGCACTGAGCGGCGCGTGAAGCTTGTTGCTTCTTGCCAGGGCTTCTGGCTATGGACAGCAGACTTCCGTGATGCTCGCACCAGCAAGCTACTCACCAGCAAGTTCTTCTGCACCAAGCCCAACAGCGATGAGCCAGTGGCGCTTTTTGAAAGCGCTGATGATCGCCAGCGTTGGATGCAGAAGCAAACTGCCTGATTCGCACAAGGGCCGCCACAAGCGGCCCGCTCTCCTCTTTAAAACAATGCCTGATATTATTTCTATCCTTGCCATTTCAAAGAAAGGCAAATCTCGCATTGGCAATAGCGTCACTGCTGCCATTGTTGAACAAGACCATCATGACAAGCTATTTATTGTCATTCCTGGCATGAATCAATGTCGATGGATTAAAAAAGACAACGATCCCGATTTTCGTATTATTGCTGAGATTTGATCATGCTTACTATTGCCACTTTTCAAGACAACGGCCCGTATTTCCCTCCCAGCAAGGGCCGCTACCAGGCGGCCCGTCTGAGAGACCTGCTATTTCACGTGAGGCTCGCTATGGAGGACAGGGAGGACACTATTGCCATCTTTGACCAGCAAGGCTGCTGCAAAGGCCTCTGGAGGCGCGATCTGGAGGGGCATGTGGATAGTGCTGGTGATGCCATCATTGACCATGAAGGCTATGAACTGATGCGCCCTGATACCAAGGAGCAATGGCTGTTCAATCGCCTGCAGGAGCAGTTCAAATGATTCTCGTGGACTTTTTCTCCGAAGATTGCTGTAAAGGCACTGAATTGGTGGAAGGCTGGTATTTCTATTCTGATGATGATGAAAGCTTTGTAGGAGGACCGTTTGCCAGCGAAGAAGCCGCCCTAAAGGCGGCTTTTGATGGTCATGGTTGGTAGGGAAAATAATTGCTAGCATGGCGAAACATCGCGAGATGCCAGTCTCGTGACGTTTCTAACCACTACCAAAGGAGCAGTTTGGCCATGGCTGAATACAAGCATAGCAGCGTGCCTGCAGGGTTTAAGGAGATCCCTGGGTATGACGGACGCTATTTCATCAATGAGAAGGGCGAGGTGTGGAGCGCCTTTAAAAAGGGATTGATGAGCCCACAAACAGACGCTACTCATCCCTATCCATGGGTGTTATTAAGAGAAAATGGCAGATCCCAGCCTCGTACTGTCTATTATTTAATGCGTCTCACTTGGATGCCTTCTGCGCCCGGCAAAGTTGGAAATAAGAGGGGAGAATGGTGCGTTAATCATGTTGACGGCAACAAGCTTAATAGTCATATCAGTAATCTTGAATGGACAACAGCAGAAGACAATGTGAGGCACGCTTGGGATACTGGCTTGAATATGACGACCACAGGTGAAAACGCCAAAAACGCTAAGTTTACCTCTGATCAAGTGAGGAGAATCCGTCTGCGATTAATCAATGGGGAGAAAGTAAAGGCGATTGCAAAAGAATTCAACGCTGGAGAGTCTTTGATCAAGAAAATTCAGCAATTTGTTTCTTGGAAGCATCAAGATCATGACCTGGTAGATGGCTTGATGAAAGTCTGTTCTTCGCAATGGCTTCGTGTAATGAAAACAAAACTTGAAACGGGGGAGCGAATGGAAGAATGTTGCAATAGGGTTTCTCGTGGCCGCACTAAATGGAGTAGGGAATCGCTAGCGGCTTATCTATAGAAAATCAGGACTCGCCATTGGCGTATTTATGAGAAAATCAGAATCGGCTAGCTTGGTATAATAAAAAAAACAGAATCGGCTAGCTTTGTATAGTAAAAAATTGGAATCGGCTGAGTTTGTATAATAAATAAACTGCAATTGTGATTGGTTGTTAATTATAATTACTTTTCAGTTTGTTATTCTTATTATTAATTAATTGCATTTTGCGGCAATAACAATAAAAAATTAATCACACTTCCTGGCAGTTATTAATAACAATTAATTGCACTTTGCCGATAATAACAATTAACAATTAATTGCACTTTGAAGCTATAAAGAATAGGGAATTAATCACACTTTTTCGATGTAAAGAATAAAGAATTAATTGCACCTTGTCATTGTTAACAATAAAGAATTGATCGCATCTCGTGAGAGTAAAGAATAAAGAATTAATCCGCGCTTGAAAGTATAAAGAATAAAGAATTGGGCGGCTGCCGCGCCTACCATGCTTCCTGTGCTTCTGTCGGTATCCGTTGCTACATTCTGGCGTTTTGTGACATGCCGTCACAATCCGGCGATTCTCACCCGTCCTATGGTATGGGCGTCGATTGTTGCGGATTGTTGCAGCGGCTGTTGACTGATGGGCACTTTGCATGGTATTTCGCGCGGGCGTGTGCGCGTTTCATTTCTTTCTGAAAGCATCCCTTGCCAGTAGCCTCCCGCGCAGCGTGCCAACCACAGAAAGCGCCATAGGCTCCCGGAACGTGTGCCGCTTGCCCTAGTGGCCCAATCTCCGGGATTGTGTGCCGCTTGTGGCCCATACTTCTTTCAACGGCGCAAGGGAGAGATCCCGGAGCCGCTTCTCTCTCGCTTTTCAAACTATGGCTGCCGATCTTTCCCGGTATCTGCTAATCGACGCAACCACTGGGACCGTGCTAACTGCCGCGTCTTGCTATCTGGTGGATGACGACTCCCTAACTCCTACAGAGTGGCAACTATTCGATGAGATGACCGATTCCGAAGTTTGCGAGTTTGCAAAGTCTCGCGGCAGGAAAGTTTCGGACGTGGTGACACTACGTGCCAAACTTCCCGGTGAATCCTGATTCTTTCTTTCCTTTCTTTCTTTCTTTCTGATCGTGAAACTTCCCCTTTCCTACACTGTGCCCAATCAGCAGCCGCGCAACACAGCCGCCGAACTTTCCGAAACTGTAGGCGCTGAACTTATGCTTTCTGAACTGATTGCATGGTTGCCGCACTCTACTCTTAACAGCTTTCTTTCCGACTTTGTTTGTCACCTTGAATGCGGCGACTTTGACGACATTCTGCCCGGCTGATTGTTTCTTTCTTTCCGTTCCTTCCTTTCTTTCAAACGATGCAACTTTCTAAGCTTTCCTTTCATCTCAAGGCAAAGTCTGGCAACGCCAAGACTGGCCCAATGGCAGTATCAACGTCGGCAAAGTCTACATGCTCGCCAACTTGCCCTTTCTTAGATAATGGCTGCTACGCTACATCTGGCCCCTTGAATCTACACTGGCTCAAAGTTTCAAGCGGCGAACGTGGCACAAGTTTTGCAACTTTCCTTTCTAAGTTGCAAGAACTGCCACAAGGTTCCGCTTTCAGACATAACCAGGCTGGTGACATACCACACAATCAAGGCCGCATCTCTGAAACTTTCATCCGCAAGATGATCGTGGCCGTTAAGCATCTCCGAGCTTACACTTACACTCACCATAGCCTCAAAGTTGGCGAGAATCTCTCTCTAATTAGAAAGGCTAATCGTGCCGGTTTCACTATCAACGTTTCTTGTGAAAGTGAGGCGCAAGTTGATGATGCAATCGCGCACGATCTGCCTGCCGTTATGGTGGCAAAGTCTGATGAGAAGCGCGTCACTTGGCACACCGAAGGCGGGAACGTTGTTATAGTTTGCCCCGCACAACGTAGCGATACTGTAACTTGCTCAGATTGTATGCTATGTCATAAGAGAGGCAAGAAAGTGGCGATAGCTTTCCTGGCCCATGGCACAAGCAAGAAGAAAGCAGAAGCCCATCTTTCCTAAGTTCTTCTATTCTTTCCATCGCAATCTTTCCCCGTGTTCTACATCACCGAAACCGACTTTGGCCACACTTTCAATGCCGAAACTTTCCACACTTTTGATGATGCCTGCGACTTCCTGAATCTATTAGAAACCGAGCAGGACCGCGCTTATAGTTTCTCTCGTGAACTTTCCATCGTTGAACTTAAGCAACAGATTCAAGACTTCCTAGAAGAAAGTGAAGATTGATCAGACCCTTCTAGAAGGCCGCACAAGCGGCCTTTATCATTGCCCGGTATGTTCCCACCATGCCGGGCTTTGCCGTGTCAGGATGGCGACCGTAGGTAGGTCTGACAGTGAGGCTAGGACTGGCGATCCTGTAGGGATAAGGGATTAACTTTTTCCACAGGGCTGTGGAAAACTAATCCCGACCTTCCAACTCGGGATTAACTTTTGCAACAATCCGCCGTGTAACGTATTGTGACAAACGCTTGACTTTTGAGCCGTGGCGCGGTAACCCGGCTGTTTTTGATTGGGGGGCTGCGGTATACGCTCCGAAAAGTGGAGCCAATTTTCATCCCCTTTTTTCGTCTAAGTATTTATACCTACCATTCAAGCGAATTAACGATAGCGCGTCCAACTGCTTCTGTTACTAGTTTTAGTTCTTCGTGAGAAGCATAGCTTTTGATTGTATTTGCTTTATGGCTAATAATCCAAACATTATCTTTTGTGTATCCTTTAGAGGGGTCGATGCGATCTAGGGACGGGCTATCGGGCAGGCCTCCTGGTTTGTTTGAGCGAAAACAAGACCATTGCAAGGGTATTCCAAAAACAGGGCAATGAGAAGGAGCTATTGACTGAAGAAATTCTCTATCTAAGTCAAAGGGGAGATTTTTATCCTTAGCACGATTACGTGCATTTTTTAACATCAAGCCAGTTATTGTGACCATTGGATTATTAATGCGACTTCGCCTTGACTGTTCGATATCGCATTTTCTGCAGCGATGACTAAAGCCATCTTTACGAGACTTATCTTTATTGAAGAAGGCAACATCCTGAACAATTTGGCATTTTGAACATTTTTTAGCAAGGGCTTGCATTGTTAAGTCGTAACTCTGCATAGCTTATACGCTGACAATGCAGTTGCCATACGCTGAAAGCAAGCCGTAGGCGCCGCTTGAAGCGTTTCTAGCAATAGGCAAGACCAATGGAGACGGCCCAAGCCGTCGTAATGACGCACAAAATCGCGCATTTTCCTTTCCATCGTTTTTAGCAAGAAGGCGGCCCTCAAAGGCCGCCGCTCAAGCTTTTAAAGATAGAAAAAGCAATTTTTAAGCCCTGTCTGGCACCAAGCACATTTTGGGCGACTCATTACTTAGGAACTGAGTTAGCCTTTTTTGTATTTCGCCCCTCGTTGTGAAAGCTCCGTCCCTTTTGGGGGACTGCGCGGAGGAGAGCGTCGGGGCTTATCTAGCTTTTTTTTGTTGATCGTTCCGCGCTTGGGGCGCTTCACTAGCTAGAGACGCTCGGGAGGGGCTAAGCAAGAAGCTGAGTGATTTTTGACGGCACCTTGCCTACGGCTATCGTATCTCGGCCTGTGGCTCAAATGTGGCTTTTTCCGTATCATGGCGATACAAAAGCTTAAAAATCTTCATAATCTCTTAAGGATTCAT